GCCTCCCGCGACTTAGCTGGGCGAGTGGCGGACTCTGGGAAGGACTTGAGGCGTAACCCTACGGACAGCCGGCGAGAGGCGTGCCGAACGGGCTCGTAGAAACGATCGTCACCACACTGCCGCCTCTTCATTTTTCGGGGGGGACCTCTAAGACCCCCCACAACCTAAAAAACCTAAGCAATGAACGAAGAACTCGAAAGATGGATGCGAATCAAGCTCGAATGCGAGCGCAGCATCGACCAACACGGAGCAATCCTGGAAGCGGTGACCGACCGCGGCAAGCCAGTCCTCCGAAAGAACCCAGCCATCGAAACACTCCAGAAGGCTGAGCTCCAGATTGAGAAACTAAAGAAGCAGCTCGCCGATGTCTTTGACCTGGACTGAGCGCATGATTGAGAAGTACTGTGTGCTCACGGAAGATGAGCATGCGGGAAAGCCAGTGAAGCTCCTGGACTGGCAACGGCACCTGATCCGCGAGGGACAGGGAAAGCGAATGATCTGGCTCGAGATCCCGAGGAAGAACGGCAAGTCAGCCTTCATCGCCATGCTCGCCATCGCCCACCTCCTGGAGGGCTACAAGAACACAAGCAACCCTCAGGTGATCCTGGCCGCTGCCACCAGGGAGCAAGCTGGCATCTTGTTCGGATATGTCCGCAACATGATCCTTCTCAATCCACAGCTCCAAAAAGTACTTGAGCCATTCCGGAAGGAGATCCGGCTGAAGGGGAAGCCTGGCTACCTGAAGACCATCACCAGCGACGGCGGAAGCAACCACGGTCTCAACCCGAGCTTGATCCTGGCGGATGAGATCCACTCCTGGAACGAAGTCAAAGGACCTGAGTTGTGGGAAGCGCTTCGCACATCTATGGCGGCGCGTCCTTCTCAGTTTGTGGCCATCACTACGGCGGGGAGCGCCTACTCATTCGCACACAAGTGGCACGAGTACGCTCAGCGCGTAAAGGAGCAGCCAGAGATCGACCCGAGCTTCCTGACCATCATCTACGGAGCGGAGGATCACGAGAACCCACACGACCCAGAGGTGTGGGCTAAGGCCAACCCATCACTCGGGGTGACTGTCTCGTACAAGTACCTCGAAGAGCTGTCGAATACGGCCAAACATGATGAGCCCACGCTCCTGTCACTGCGCAAGCTGCACCTCAATCAGTGGGCGGGCTCTGCCCAGCCATTCATCGAGCTGAGCAAGTGGTTGAATTGCACAGGTAAACGGCCAAAAACGCTGAGCAATTGGCGATGTTATTTGGGCATTGACTTGGCGGCGGTGAATGACTTCACGGCTTATGCGGTCCTTTACTTCAACGGAAAGGAGTTCTACACGGAACAGTACTACCAAATCACGGACTACTCGATGACCAAGCGGCGAAATAAGTACCCGAATCTCGTGCAGAACTGGATCAAGAATGGGAGCCTTGATGTGGTAAAGGGAGAAGTGACCACAACTGAGCAAAGATTGGCGATGATTGAGAAGATCATGACCGAGCACCCAGTGGAGGGCATTTTCTTTGATCCGTGGAACGCGGCGGAGACCATTGACAAGCTCCGCAACAAGTACGGCAAAGCCTTCTGTTGGGAGGTGCGCCAGAGCGCTCTGATGGTGAACGAACCGATGAAGCTCTTGTTCCGGAGCGTACAGACCAAGACCATCCGGCACGACGGCAATCCGATCACCGCCTGGATGATCGCGAACACTTCGCTCCACATTGACAAGAATGACAACTGGACCTTCCAGAAGGACAAAGCACCGGACCGCATTGATGGAACGGCGGCTTTGATCACCGCCATGGCTGGATATGTGCACAATGCGAACACCGGGATGAGCACATATGAGGAAATGGACATAATTTTTGTATAACTTTGCATAAGGATGGCATGGTATGACCGAATCAAGCGCTCAGTCAGTGGCGTAATCAATCCGAAGCCTTGGCTCTTGAGCCTCTTCGGTGGCACGCAAACTTTGGCGGGCGAGAACGTAAGCAGCACAAACGCGCCGAAGGTATCGGCTGTTTTTGCGTGTGTGAACCTGATCTCCAACACGATCGCCTCACTGCCTTTCAATCTGTACCGCGAGACAGAGCAAGGCATGCTCCTCCAGGGAGGACTATTGAATGAGTTGGTTTCTCGCAAACCGAACGAATCGTACAACTCCTTCAACTTCCGGAAGGCCATGCTCACGCAACTGCTTCTCCGTGGCAACGCATATGTGCTCCCAATGCGCAGCGGTGCCAACCTCAGCGGGCTGGAGTTGATCGACACGGAACTGGTTCAGATCGACACGACATCTGGAGTACTGAAGTACAAGGTGTACCTCACGACCGGAGTGACCATGAATCTGGACGCGGACCAGATCATCCACATCAAATACTGGACATTCGACGGCATCAACGGCGTGAGCCCCATTGTGTACGCGAAGGAGATCATCGGATCGAGCATGGCGGCAACTGCCCACATGGGTGGCTTCTACGGCAACGGTGGAATGCCCAAAGGTGTCCTCCAGCTCCAGGGAACCATCAAGGATCCGGACCGCATCAAGGCCATCGGATCGCAGTGGGACCAACTCAACAAGGAAAACAAAGGCCGTACGGCTGTCCTGACTGAGGGCGCTGAATACAAGCCAGTTGCCGCAAACTTCCAGGAGAGCCAACTCATCGAGAGCTTGAAGTTCTCAGTGGAGGAGATCTGCCGACTTTACTCTGTGCCTCCGCACAAGATTGGCCACATGGATGGCGCTGGCTATGCCAACAGCATCGAAGCCCAGAATGCTCAATTCGTGAGCGACTGCATCCGTCCTTTGGTCGAAGCCATCGAGATGGAATTCTCGAACAAGCTCCTTAACGGCAACCGCCGCTTTGTGATGGACCTCAAAGCGATCACTCGCGGAGACATCCAGACCGAAGTCCAGCGGAACGTGAGCTACTGGAACATCGGCGCGATGAGCGCCAACGAGATCCGCCGCACGGAGGGCCTTCCTCCGATTGAGGGCGGGAATGAGTACAACAAACCGATGCACATGAGCTCGGAAAACAATCAGAACAATGGAGAAGGAGATTCGCAGCCAGAGCCTACCGAAGAGTGAGGGAATCGCTCAAGGGTACGCGGCCAACTTCCAAGCGTACGACATGGGTGCCTTTTTGGAGCGCATCGAGCCGTCTGCATTTCGCAGCCTCGAGGCCTATGACATCCACGCTCTGTACAATCACGACTATGACAAGGTGCTGGCCCGAAGCAAATTTGGCAAGGGTTCATTGCGTTTAGGTGTAGACGCTGAGGGCCTTCACTTTGCCTTCGAATTCCCGGACACTGCCACAGGCAACGAAGTCCGGACCCTCGTGGATCGCGGCGATGTAGATCAGGCATCTTGGGCCTTTACGGTCAAGAAGGAGCGCTGGGAAAACATGCGCAGCGACAAGCCCCTCCGCGTCATCGAGGAGGTCGGCGAGATCTACGACATATCACTCACGCCCCGCGGAGCTAACCCCACCACAAGCGTCGCTTTGCGATCACTGGAGGAAGCTCTCAAGGCTGAAGCCCCAGAAGAAATAATTCAAACCCCCGAAACTGTGGAAAACCACGAAGAAAACCAAGAAGTACGGTCAGAGCGTTTCGTTGACGCATCTGCCGTACAGGGCAAACTCTCAAAGAGCGAAGCCCGCGACATCGCCAAGTTCAACTTGGTGAAGGCCATCAACGAAGCTCGCAACGGCAAATTGACCGGAATCGAAGCTGAGATCAACCAGGAAGGAATGGCCGAGAAGCGCAAGCTCGGAGTTGACGCTCGCGACATGCATGCTGTCAACCTTCCAGAGATGCTCTTCCGTACTCAGTCAGTAACTGGCGGAACCGGAGGCAACCTCGGCGGTGACCTTGTGTTCACGGAGCCAGGTCGCTACATCGACTTTTTGTATCCGAACACTCCAACCTTGAGCCTTTGCTCTGTGGCTGAGAACCTGGTCGGCAATGTCGAGTTCCCAAAGCAGACTTCAAGCTACGCTTTGAACTGGCAAACGGAGACCGGAACTGATTCAGCTCAGGACATCAACTTCGACAAGGTAACCATGAGCCCCAAGCGTGCCGTGATCACTGCCTCAATGTCAAACCAGCTCCTCCGCCAAGAGTACTCTCGCGGCATCGAGCAGCGCATCATCCAGCAGCTCAACCTGTCTTTCAACAAAGGCCTTGAGAACGCTGTATTGAACGGAACAGGCTCTTCCAACCAGCCTTCAGGCATCTACACTGAACTTGCAGCTCAAGCTTTGACGCTTGGCGCTATCAGCTTCGATGACTTGGTTGACATGGAAGCCGCTCTTGCTGCAAATGACGCACTTGACGGCCGCCTTGCTTACGTTACCCACCCCAACGTGGTCGCTAAGCTGAAGAAGACCAAAGTTGACGCTGGCTCTGGCCGCTTCCTCGTTGAGGGCATGCTTGATCCTGTCAAGACTGCCAACGGCTACAACATCTACTCAACGACTGTCTCTAAGAAGACCACCGGAACGCCCGACACTTACGGCATCCTGTTCGGTAACTTCTCAGATGTTCAGATCGGCTTCTGGGGTGGTGCGACCTTGATGGTTGACCCATACTCTCAAATGAAGTCAAGCATTGTTGAGGTTTACGTTGAGCGCTTCATGGATGTGGCTGTTCTTCGCAACGCTTCATTCGCACTTGCTACGGATGTAACTATCTAAACAAGATGACCACCGTCAGCGCCTACACTCCCATCACGCCGAACCTGGCGGAGCTGAAAAGCTTCTGCCGGGTTGACGGCTCGGCCGATGACAGCCTCCTCGGAATGCTGTTCACGGCGGCTGTGGATGAGTTCACGGCGTACACCGGTGTCATTCTTGGTACTGCTACTTGCACGGCGGATTTCGGAGGGGTGGAGGTTTTTCCTCTCCCCTTCGGTCCCGCTGGCGCAATCACCTCGGTCACCGCTTACGATGATGAAGGAACCAGCACAGCTCTCGCACAGTACACCGACTGGACGCGAGTGAACGAGACCCTCCAATTCAACGAGGAGCACTTCAGGATCGTGGTGGTCTACCCGGTGAGCAACACCGCCCCCACCAAAGACATCCTCCACGCGCTGTACCAACGCGTCAAATTTGGGTACGACTACGGAGATGACTTGCCATATAACGGCACGCGCTTCTTCGACCGCATCGCCTTCCGCTACCGCCAGAACTTCTAAAGCCATGCTTGACCTCCGCGTGACCCTCTACGAGCCCACAATCACGGTCAACGCTTCAGGCCAAGCCACCAAAGGATGGTCAAGCGCGGGCACCTTCTATGCCGAGCGCATAGTCAACGAAAATGGCGGAAGTGAATCCATGCCCTACGACCAGATGATGTCCGCGGGGATGTATCTGTGGCGTTTACGCTACCCGAACACGGTGAAGCCAAACTGGAAGCTGGAGTACAACTCCGAAGATTACGACATCATCAGCGTCCTCCCGGAGGGCCGTCGGCGCTACATCATCATCAAGTCACGTTTGCGCGACAATGGCACGAGGTAACGCCATCTACATCAAGAGCGAATCTGGCAAGGTCCAGGATTTTGATCAGTGGCGAAACAATATCCGCAAACTGTCCACATCCGAAAACATGCGATTTAGGGAACTTAGATCGCTTCTGATGAAGGAAGCCCAGCCTTTGGTCGCAAAAGCCCGTCAGGAGGCCTACCAAGGCTCCACAGAGCAAGCAAAAGGAGGACAGAAGTCCCGCTCTAAGATGGGGGCCTCTTTTTATAACCTCTACAGCTCCATCGGATCCTGGGCAAACAAGGGCGATGTCAAGGCATATGTGGTCGTGGGCATCCGCGGAGCAAAGCGAAAGGGCGCATATTACGCACCCTGGCAACTCTTTGGCGGCACCCAAAAAGGCTTCAAGGCCAAGGAATTCTTTGACAAAGCGGTGAATGCCACCGATGTGCCCGCAAAAGCACAAAAAAGAATGACTAAATTTGTACAGAAGAGAATCAAAGAGGCACTCCGATGAACTACCTCCAGTATGTGTACGAAGCGGTGAACGCGGCCAGTTCGGTCCCTGTTTACTCGTACGCCGCACCTCAGGGCGTGGCGGAGGACTTCATTGTGTTCACACTCAACGGCATCGATGTATCTGAGACCAAAGACCAGTACAAAGCCGAGCGCCTAAGCATCACCCTCTTTTTGCACTTTGCGGACAGTGATGAAGCTCAGAACGAGCTCACCGAGATCCGTCACCACCTCCAGCACTACCCACGCGTCATCCCGCTATATCGCCAGGAGGTCCTGGATGATTCCGGAGACATCGAAGGGGAAGACTGTGCAGCCGCCACTCTTGGCGTGGCCGCCGAGGTGACATTCACCCAGGCTTGGATGGAATCACTCCAGGTCTTTTACAATGAACAGGATGAGAGCTTGATTCTCTCGGCTGACTTCACTTTTTTAATCAACTATTGACATGGCAACAATTTCAGGGGGCGAAGTTCGCCTCTTTCTTTCCATCGATGGCGGCACGACTTACAAAGCCTTCGCCAACGAGACGGAGTGCAGCTTCGAGCTGAACGCCGAGACCCGCGAGACCACCAGCAAAGATGTGGCGGTTTATCGCTCGTATGTTACAAGCGCCAAAACATGGAGCATTTCTGGCACCATGCTTTTGGGCGATGATGACGCAACCAACTGGAACCCAGATGAGCTGTACGCAAAGGTGGGCGATTCAGTTGATGTGAAGATCACTCAAGTGACTGTCGGAACAAGCACTCCAGTGACTGGCGAGACCAAGATCACGGGAGACGCTATTTTGACGCAACTTTCAGTAACTGGTGCAGACAAGGACAACGGATCTGTGAGCTTCACGCTCCAGGGGAACGGTGCTTGGACTGTCGGAACGAACTAAGCGATGGAGGGGAAAAAATTCACGCTTGGCGCAGCCATCCTCTTTGAGGAGGTATCTGGGAAACCTATCGCGCAACTGAAGGAGTACGGCTTGGCTGACTTGTTAGCCATGCTCTACGCTCAGGAATTCTGGGATGTACAAGACCGCCCGTCTTTTGATGAGTTCAAAATGATGGCGGGAGCTTGGGATCTCAGTGAACTCTCCCAGAGGCTAAACGCCCCTTTTTCCCCGGCGGCCGCCCAGTAGACGTACTGGGTGAGCTGCTTTGTCGGGCCGGACTAAGCAAAGCGGACGCTCTCAGCCTCACAAGGGATGAGATGGACGCGGTGATGAAGTCCGCACTCGAAGCGGAGAAGGACAGATGGAGACGGACACGGTGGCTCGCCACTGTGCTCGTTAACATCGAAGGCAAAAGCACGAAGAAGGTGATCCAGGAGACAGACCTCCTGAGATTTGATGATGAGCAAAAAACCTCGAGCCTCCGGGCTCTTTTAGAATCTTATGTCAGACACGACCAGTTCAGTCATTCTCGGCCTTGATGTGAAGGAATTCCGCCGCGGCATCAGCCAGGTGGACAATTCGCTCAAGCAAATGAGCCGCCAGTTCTCGGATCTTGGCGGCCTCATCGGGGTTTCTTTTGCGGGGTCAAAGCTGCAAGATTTTGTCATGCAATCCATCGACCTCGGCCTTCAGGCTGAGGGCATCGCTCGTGCCTTTGAGCGCATCGGAAACGAAGCGAACCTGGCACAAATGCGCCAACAAGTCAAGGGAACGGTCAATGACCTGAACCTGATGCAGCAAGCGGTCAAGGCTGAGAATCTGGGCATCCCGATCCAGAACTTTACCAAATACCTCGGCTTTGCCAAGAAGCAAGCCCAGGAGATGGGCACCTCCGTGGATTTCATGGTGGAATCTATTGTGAACGGTGTGGGACGCCAGTCAACCCTGATCCTTGACAACCTTGGTATCTCAGCGGCTCAGCTAAGCGCCGAGCTTGAGAAGGGCGGAACCTTTGCGGATGCAGTGGGCCGGATCATCGACACGAGCATGGCCGCCGCGGGCGAGCAAGTGCTCACGACCAAGGACAAGATCGACGCGCAACGCGCAAGCATCGAGAATCTTCAGATGGCTATCGGACAGAACCTTCTCCCGATGTACGAGGCGCTCCTGGGCTTTGTGGCGGATGGCTTCAAAGTCATCAACCACCTCATGAGCAACCACCTCACGCTCTGGGAGAAGATTGCCTATCTCGCCACTTATGCGAACGTGACCAGTGGCGCAGCACAGCGCGTCTACTTGGACGGCCTTGCGGCTTCACGGGCAGCGATGGAAGATATCACGATCGCAGCTCCAAAGATGGGCAAGGGCTTGGTCACGGCGGCGAATCAAGCCACGGCGGGTTTGGTGGTCACAAACAAGGAGGCCCAGAAGTTTGTGGACAAGCTTCAAAACATGCTCAGCCTTGCGCGTCAATTCCAGAAGGAGGACTTTGAGTTTGTAGCCAAGGGCGAAGTGCTCCAAGGCTTTGAGCCCATTGACATCGAAGAGATTGACATGCTTGAGGGTGAGTTGGTGCCACTCATCGAGGCAGTAGACGGCGTGAAGGCCTCCATGATGGACGCGGCCTCATTTGGCGCAGAGTTTGGACACATCCTAAGCGGTGCCTTTTCGGATGCCATCAATGACGGTGAGAACTTCTTTGAATCGCTCAAAGAGGGATTGAAGGAGTATGTCAAGCAACTCATCATTGCGATCGCAACCACCACCATCCTCGCGGCTATTTTCTCAGCATTCACTGGAGTTGGATTTGGTACAGCCTTCCGAGCAATCGGACAAGGACAAGGACTTGGGAACTTCTTTGGAGGTGATTCCGGAGGCATGATGAACTTCCAAGGCCGGATTTACGGTCAAGATTTGCTTCTGGGCAATGTCCGAAGCGCTTCAAGTTATTCTCGGATCGGTGGCTAAGGTACTCCTTCAAACAGCAAGCACGGCCGAATATGACTTTGTTTTATACGGCATTGATGCGTCATTCAGCCCAGCACCGAATCTCGAATTCACGGTGGCGGACTGGTCTTTGAGCTACCGCGCCCAAGACAAGATCCTCCCAGGGTTGATTCCTTCAGAGATGAATGTCTCTGTCTTTGGAGGACTTTCCATCGGCAACTATCGCGCAATGCTTAGCGATGCCAAGGGCCGCTATGTCATGGAGATGAAGCAAGGGCTTGATGTGATCTGGAGAGGCTTTTTGGTCCCAGACACCAGCTCCATCGAAGTGATCAATGGCCAGCGCTTTGTGAAGCTTTCCTTCTCTGATGGATTCCAACTCCTGGACCGCCGCGCGGATTTTTATCAATACACTGGCACCAAAGCCTTCACAGATCAGATTGCGGATATCTTCAACCTTTGCACTTTTTGGGATTGTTACGAAGGCTTCTACATCAGTGAACACCGCCAGCCAAGCAACAAAGGCATCACAACGAACCAGGGAGGCCTGTGGTGGACCGGATGCATCCAGGAAGGTCTGTACATCAAAGACGCTGAATTCAGGACCTACAAAGAGGTGATTGATGACATCTGTACCACTTTTGCCCTCCAGCTCTTCCAAGACAAGGGCATGCTCGTGTTCCGGAGCCTTGAGTACAAGACGCCAGCATGGTACAATGTGTACACAAAATTCGGGGCATTCCTGGGTCGCGTAACTCCACCAGCCACAACTGTGACCACTGTGGTGTTTGCCGACGGCTCAGAGTTGTACAAACCCGCAACGCGTGAGGTGTTCCTGATCCACAATCAACCCTCTCAGGGAATCATCCGAGATGAGGCCACCACCTTTAAGGATCGTGACAATTACTTCGTGAGCAATGTCACTCCAACGGGAGCGAATCACATGGACTACTCCGCAACTCTGCGCATGCGCCTGAGTTTTGACGCTGGGTTCCCAGGTGGAGCCATCGACGGCGAGTGGCAAGTTTACATCCAGTTCGGGAACTATTGGTGGAATGGATCAGACTGGGTGACCACATCCTCCTACATTACCTACTCTGATCACCAGATTGTTGGTCCAGGTCCAAGCATTGAACAGTTTGAGGTGAGCTTCAGCCTACACCTCGACACCTTGCCCACAATCGGCACAGAGCCTTTGTATGTGACTGTCAACGGCCAACAGACCTCAGGCTACCCAGCGGACACTGTTCTCGTGACTTCTTCTTTGTACTTTGCTTACCACAATGACAATCCAAAGTCTACGACCTACTACGCCGACAATACAGCGCAGATCAATGGCGTGACCGAAGAGATGCGCACAGAACTCGGAGACATTTGGACCAACTCAGGAGTGGCTCCGGCACTTGCTGGGGAGCTTCGGTGCTTCACCAGTGCGGCACGGACCACCGCCTACGGGAATATTTTTTGGGATACGGATCAAAACCTCCTTCTTGAGCGCGTGGCATATCAACTCGCCCGGAAGAACTACCGACCCAAACAGTACTATGAGATCAACCTGAATGGAAACATCAGGTACAACCACACCCTCACCTGGGAATCTGTGGACTACAAACCCATCAATTTGACCATGAGTGAGCGGAGTACCTCTGTCACTTATGCCGAATGGATTGACGGAAACTTGGAAACGGACACGAACTCCAAACGCCCCAATCAGATCTTATGATCGCTTACGAGTTACCCATAAACCCCTACTACTACGCCTACGTTATTTCGGATGGTGGAGTGGTTGAGCTTAACACTTGCTACCTATGAACTCCGCCCTATTTGTAACTATCTTTACAGGAGGAAACTATGCAGCCCCGATCTGGGACACTTATGAGGCGTATGTCCTCGCAGATAGTGGAACAGCCGAGGCCCGCACTTGTACCATCAACGCCATCGCTAATCTACTATGAGCGCATTCTATGATCTCGCCAGCTTAGTCCTGGTTCCATCGGGTTACAAGGCCAGCAAGGTCTACGCCCAAAAGCCGTTAACGACTGACGGCCAACTTGCATTTAGCCGCGCCAGTGCGGCTACCCGCGTAAACAGTGCGGGGCTTATTGAAGAGGTAGCGAGCAACGTACCGCGTTTGGATTACCAGGGCGCTACCTGCGGGCCGCGCCTACTTTTGGAGCCGACCCGGACCAATTTAGCGCTACAAAGCGAGACTTTTCAGACGACTTGGGCACCACAGACCGTAACCATTACCGCAAATGCTACAACTGCACCAAACGGCACACTAACTGCGGACAAAATTGTAGCAGCAGTAGGCGCAGGCACGGCCGCTCAGCATAGAGTTGACCAAACTACGGTAAGCGCAGCGGGGGCTTATACTTTTTCAGTTTATGCTAAAAAAGCCGAAACGCAATATATTTTTTTACGCATTGGAACGTCATTAGGTGCTTATTGTGATTTGAACAATGGGCAAATTTTAGGCGTCTCCGTCGGAATTACCGCTAAATCCGAAGATGCGGGAAACGGCTGGTATCGTATAATTATTACAAATGCCGCAGCGTCTGCGAACGAAGTCATTCGCATAAATTTGGCAGTCACGGTAGGAAATTTAAATTTTATAGGTAACGGAACTGACGGCGCATTTATTTGGGGTGCGCAGTACGAGGCCGGCTCTTATGCGACTTCGTACACTGGAGCCACCACCACCGCAGCGGTAACGCGTTTGGCGGATGCGTGCAGCAAAACGGGTATCAGCTCTTTGATTGGGCAGACGGAGGGGACCTTTTACGTTGAAGTAAACGCTTCGGTATTAAGCCAAATGGCAGCAAGCGATGGCCAGCGTATTATGATGGCGAGCGATGGTACAAACGCCAACCGAGTGATAATGAATTTTTACATTGATGGTTCAAATAGGCTTGCTGAATTTGGAGTAATTAGCGGTAACGTTGTGCAGTCATTAATAGGTGTTTCGACTACTGGAGGTAATAAAACATATAAAATTGCTGCAGCATATAAAACGAATGATTTTGTTTTGTACGTTGATGGAGTACAAGTAGGAACCGACACGAGTGGGTCAACTTTCAGCGGTACTACTTTGAGCCGTTTGGATGTGGGCCAAGACCGCACGGGTACTTTGCAGCAATCTAATCCAATCGCTCAAGTGCTACTTTTCAAGACCCGCCTAACTAACGCCCAACTGGCTGAAATTACCACGCTATGACCTGGAAAAAGTACGAATTCACGGACGCCAAGTGGGCGGAAATGAAGGCAAAGATTCAAAAGACGTTCCCCGATATTGAAGGCGGGGAGCTTACGGAGTACGACCCCGAAAAGGTTACGGCCGTGGTGGAAATTGGCAAGCTTTGCACGGAGTGGGGCACCAACGAAGAGGGTATGCAAGTTTGCACAAAGCAAGCCGCAAAGCTTTCGGTTGACATCCTTTGGGTGGATGCTCCAGTGGCTGGATTCGCCAGCTACTCAGTCAACGTAGCTCCAGGAACAGAGGCGCATCAGTTCGCCGGAATGACTTGGCAGCCATGAACAATGACCACCTTGTAGGCGCGTACACGCTCAATGCGATCAGCGCCCTGGCATCAACCATCCTCCCAATCCTGGGAGTGATCTCCTTCGCGATCACGATCGCTTGGACCGTTTACCAGTGGCGGAAAGATGTTCAAAAGGGTAACTGAGAACCCGAAGACCAGCATCCTGGCGGGCATCTTGTTCATGCTCGCCTTCATACTTGTGTGGTTTGAGAAGGCAACCTTGACCGAGGCGAGCGTATTTTTGCCCGCAATCATCGGATTCTTATGGGCGAAAGACTGACCACCAACTTCACACTCGATGAGCTCACTCGAACTCGCTTTTCTCTGGATAACACTCCAGGCCCGAAGGAGCGCGCGGCGCTTCAGCTACTTGCTGAGAAGGTCCTTCAACCCGCTCGTGATGCGCT